CATAGAGGAGCTGAAGGAGGAGCAGTCGGCCGTCTACACGCGCATGGCCTCGGCCCACTGGTTGACCCTGAACGAGAAGCGCAAGGCCTGTGGATTCGACGAGGACCCGGCGCCGGAGGCGGACCAAATATATCTTCCGATAATGCTTGTCCCCATGGGTAGTCCCCCGGCAAGGGAGCCGGTCACCGGCGGGGCAAAAGGCAACAAAGCACAGTCCTTCTGGCAGCGAAAGGAGAACAAACAGCGGCTCTGGACCCATTTTACAAAACGAGTCGAAGCAAAGGAACGGACATTGTGGGATCCGCTGAACAGGTATCTCACCGCCCAGGCGAAGCGCGTGAGAGCGGCAATGGTCCGATTCAAGACCATAGCCGAGGTGGACGTAAACAAGCTCCTGGATTATCAGAAGGAGAGCGAAGCATATTTAGAGCTTTTTGATGCTCAATACCTGCAGCATTTTCTTCTGGCCGGTGCGGCCGGGATGCACGCGGCCGAGGGGAAGCTTCTGGACTTTGATGAGGAATTGAAGCAAGAGGAGGGCTTCATCATAACCGAGGAGCTGAGAAAGCAGGTAGAGCTATTGATTATAAATTCCGGAGCCAAGATAACCGAAGCGACGCTAAAAAAGATTGCGAAATACGTTATACAGGCACAGGCTGAGGGAGTTACGGTAGAGGAAACAACGCAATTAATTTACGATAAATTGAATAGCCTGACCGTTACCCGCAGCCGTACGATTGCCCGCACAGAGATGGCCAAAGTCGAGAATTTCGGACAGCTGGAAGGGTACAGACAGACGGAGGTAGTGGAGCGTAAGGGCTGGCTGTGCGCATTCGTTCCCGACTCCCGGGAATCGCACCAGGCCGCCGACGCAGAATACTCGGACAACCCGATCGGTCTCGATGACGCGTTTATGGTTGACGGCGAGCTTTTACAATACCCGGGCGATCCGAACGGTTCGGCCGGTAACGTTATTAATTGTCTCTGCGCGACTTATCCGGAGGTGAGGGAGATTTAGTATGGATTTAAACACGGGCGGATATTATCAGATTCTGACCACCACGGGGTGTGAAATTGTTTACATGTGGTGGTGTCAAAAATGCCTTGATTATCATTATGAGCAATATTGTCCGAGGGATGAATTGGAATCATTAGATTTTGCGAATTTAGATAACAGAAAAAAGACTTATTTTGATATCTGTCCGAATTGTGGGCAGTTTATAAAAAAGGAGAGCTAATATGGATAAAGAAACTACGTTCCAGGAGCAAAAATCCTTTAAATTTGAAATTAAGAGCGTAACAAGCGAGGGAGAGTTTGAAGGCTATGCCGCCGTCTTCGGCGTCGTTGACTCCGGCGGCGATGTAATCGAGCCGGGCGCCTTCAAGAAGACCATCCGGGACAATAACGGCGTTTTCCCCATGACCTGGTATCACGACGTTCGGGACCCGATCGGCGGGGTAAGGGTGAAGGAAGACGAGCACGGCCTCTTTGTTAAGGGATGGATGAACCTCGACGTCCAATCGGCAAGGGAAAAGCACGCGCTCATGAAACAGGAGGAACCGGGTCCGGTCATAAAGGCCCTTTCCTTCGGGTACGATACCATAAAGCAGGAGTTTGTCGAATCGGACAGGAAGACCGTCCGCCGGCTGAAAGAGCTCAAGCTATACGAGGTCGCCCCCGTGCTTTTTGCGATGCAGCATCAGGCCCAGATTACGGACGTAAAGATGGAGGGCAAGCCGTATCCAAATGAACATTCTTGTAGGCTGGAGGACCCGGCAAAGTATGAAACATGCCGCAGGACCTCCCGAAAACACGAGGGAAAAACCTATTTTGTCCTCACATGTAAGTTAAAGGGAGAGACAAAGTGGGAGGAGCAGGCCTTCCGCTACCCGATCGATGATTGGACCGCAGCCGAGGCACGAGCCCACTGTAAGGATCATGAGGGCAGATTCGAGCCGGCCGCGAAAAGCATGGAAGGAATTTTAAATGAAATAATTGGTTGGCGGGACGCTGAATGTAAGACCTGTCAACCGTTACTTACACCCGAGCAATCGGGAATGGTCGTGAAAGCGATCGAGACACTAGAGGCACTTCTTGAACCCCAGGAGCCGCCCGCGGGCACTCCCCGGGAAGGGAAGTCGCCGTTTGCCTCAGTCATTGAGGGGCTGAGGGGGGCAGACAAGCCGCACGAGCACTTGTTCGGCTCTACAATTCAAATTCTCAAAAACAAACAATAAGGAGAAAAATTTATGCCACCTGAATTATCAAAGGAAGACAGACAGGCAATGGTAGACGAGGCCGCGGAACAGGCGAAAGCCAAGGCCATGGCCGAGTTTACCAAAGCCGCACAGAAGGACGTTGACGCGATCAACAAGCTCATAAAGGACCAGCGGGAAGAGTACGACAAGTTCTTGAAGGGAAAGCTCTCGGATGCCGATTTTAAGACCTCCGAGGAAAAACGCCTCGTCGAGGAAAAGGCGCTGAAGGATCGTATCGATGCCCTTGAAACGAAGATTAAACGGCCCGATCAACAAGACCCGGACCAGAAAGCCCAAACCCCCGGAGCTGCGGAGTATAAGAAATCTTTCTTTAACTTCATGCGCACCGGTAAAATGGAGCTTACAGAAGCGGGCGCGCAATACGTGACGGAAAGGAAGGCTCTCGTGTCGGACACTACCGGCCAAATCCTTATCCCCGAAGAGCTTGAAACTGAAATTTACCGCGCACTTCCCAACATCAACATTATTCGCGGTCTGGCTACGCAGCGCACCATTACCCGCGACCGGATCCGGCGCAGAAGCCTGACAGAGGTTGCAATGGGCTGGGGAAAGCTAGAGCTGGGCGGAGAGCCCACGGAGCAGGATGTGACACCGAGCGAAGACTTCCAGTACGTTGAAGACCTCGAAGGATTGGCGAGAATAGGAAAAGACGAACTGGCGGATACGGACGTGGCGCTAGAGGCGATCATTGTTGACAGCTTTTCAAGAGCACGAGCCCGGGCCGAGGAAACCGCCTTTGTTTCCGGGACGGGACACGCTAACGAGCAGCCCGAAGGAATCCTGAACGGGACCACCGTGACCAGGGTGACCGGAGCCGTGGCGGATACGATAGCGGTCGATGATGTTCTGGACCTGATTTACGCTGTTCCCGCACAATACCGAAGAAACGGAAAGCTTCTTGTTCCCTCAACCACAGAACTGGCCTTACGAAAGCTCAAGAGCGCTGGTTCTGAAGCTCTGTACTTGTGGCAGCCAAACGTCCAAGCTGGACAGCCCGCTACGTTTGCGGGATACCCCGTTCTCGCACAGGAGGATATCGGAGCAATCGGAGCCTCGAGCCAGTGTGATATCGCTATTTTCGGCGATATCCAGGCGGGTTACAGGATTGTGGACAGGCAGGGAATGATGATCCAGAGGCTTCTTGAGCTCTGGGCGACGGCCGGCCTGATTGGTATCCTGGTAAGCTCGCGGGTTACCGGAGGCGTTATCCGTGCGGATGCCCTTCGGATACTCAGAGAGCACGCGTAAGCGTAAGGAGGAAATGAGACAAAATGCACAGATACGAACCAATTAAAAAGAAGGTTGCCGGGGTTTTTGACCAGCTTTTAACGGCGGGCCACAAACTGCCTACGGGCAGCATTCAAAGGATTCACGAACAGGATACGGTCCAGAATTACACTATCGGGACCCGGCTTGTGATGGATGACAGAGTCTTTCGGTATTGCAAGGCGGGGAGTGCCCTCAGGGACTTACTGTCCGGCATGTGTGCGATAAGCCAGACTGAAGTCTATACCCACGCTACAGCATCCCCGGTAGGATCCTATTCTGTTACCATTCTGGACACTACAGTTCGAGCTGCGAATTATTACGCCGGCGGGTATATTTGGATCATGCGATATGCGCCCGGCACTACCGGAATCGGACAACTTCATCGGATCAAGTCAAGCGCAGCAGGCGTGGGAGTATCAGTTGCCCTTACTCTTGAGGAACCTCTAGCCGTTGAGTGCGGGGCAAGCACTTGGATCACAGCTTGGCCGAGCATTTATTCCAATATCCAGTTAGGGATCCTTCCTAAAGCTTCGCTCGTATGCATACCGTTAATTGAAGTTGCTAGCGGCAGCTATTTTTGGGGCCAAACCTGGGGTCCAATTTTTGTTCAGTGCGGATATTCTCCCGGAAGCAAAAACTATGACCGTGAATTGTACTGGAAATCAGATCATTACGGAGTATTACCGGGCAGTGAAGTTGTTTTCACTGCAGGCTCATCCATTCCCCAACGGGTCGGATTCCTGCTCCCCGATACAGCAGTGGTAGGAACTGATAATTTTATGATGCTTCAGATTTCCCCATAGCCGCAGGAAGCACAGAAGTCAACAGGAAAAAGGTTAAAAGAGGGGGCCTACGAAGGTCCCCTTTATTCTAAAGTTTAAAGGAGAAAACCATGTCAGAAAAAGAAAAATCAGCCCGAGATAAGGCAATAGAGAAGGCTCAGGAAAAGGAAAAGATGGTCACAAAGAAACCCGCCCTGAGTAAGGCTGAAATCTTCAAAGCTTCTCTTCCCAAAAAATAAAAAATAGGAGCAAGATTCATGGCAAAAAAAGAAATGAAACCAAAGACCGGAACGGAAGCCAAACCGGTTCCGGTACCGAAACGGATCCGAATACTTTTTAGCGGAGCGAATCGGTACAGATCCTTCTCCCCGGGCGATAGCCTGCGGGTACCGGAGGACGTTCCGGAGGACTCCGCCCGGGCCTGGTTGGCAGCCGGAAATGCTGAGGAGGACAAATCGGGAAAGGAACCTTCGGAAACAAAATAGAGATTTGAAGAGAGGAGACAATGTCACTTGAAAACAACGCTCTCGTCACACTCGCACGCCAAAAAGTATACTTGAAGGAAACGGGCTCAACACACGACACCGAGCTAGAAGTACTCATAAACGGCGTTTCTTCCTTTTTCGACCTTTACGCAGAGCGCACTCAGTTACGCGAGCAAGTCTACACAAACCTCTTATTGGACGGTAACGGAAAGAACAGGCTTTACGTCCCCGATTTTCCCATTAATTCTGTGACCGCGCTTGAGGAGAACGATGTGGCCCTGGTCGAGGACACGGACTTCTATGTCTATAGTCGTCATAATCAGGGATATTTGACGCGTAACGATGGGCTGTGGCTTGCCGGCCACAAGAACATAGACCTCACGTACAGTGCCGGGTTTAAGATCGTTGAGAAATTTTACTTCGATTCGGGCGGGACTACCATTCCCGCAATAGCCGCAACGCTCGTGGGGGCGACCTCCACGGCGGAGGGCGTTGTTTCAAAGTTGGTACTTACGTCCGGTACATGGGCCGGCGGGGACGCGGCCGGGTGGGTCGAATTTTCAAGCCAAACCGGTACTTTTCAGGATAATGAGCTTGTAAACATTGACGGCGGCGCATCCAACGTAATGACCGTCAACGAGCCCGATGCGATAATCAGGATCCCGAAGGATTTGGAGTTAGCCTGTATGCAGCAGGTGGCTGTAGAATTCCAGCGCCAGCAGAAAAAAGAATGGGGTGAGGTCTCCCGTAGTTTTGCAGACGGTTCTGTGACAACGACTACCGAGGAGGAGCTCCTGCCCTATGTCAAACAGGTCCTGGAAAAATACAGGAGGCGTACGATATGAAGATGACCATCGATGTGACGAAATATCGAAGCCGCCGGAAGAATCAGAAAATGAATAAGGCCTTTTTCTTCCAGTTGACGCGGTGGACGGGTTTGACTGTAAAGCAGATTATCCGAAACATAAGCGGACCCGTGCTGAAAACGCGGACTGCACATCTAAGGCGGAGTATTACCGGCCGGACATTTATGGGCAGGGTCGTGATAGCCATTGTTGGTTCCGGAATATTTGGTGCTCGGGCTGTTAAATATGCAAGAATCCATGAAATGGGCGGAACGATAAAGCCCGTGAAGGCGAAGGCATTGACTGTTCCCTTCCCCGGCGTCAAAGGAAGAGCGGCCAACTATCCAAACGCTTTTCTCATTAAATCCAAGGCGGGAAATGCTCTTCTAGTTCAAAGCACTAAAAAAGGGTTTAAGCCGCTTTTTGTCTTAAAGAAAGAGGTTACTATTCCCGCACGGCACTGGCTCTCGAAATCCATCGCCGACATGAAACCCGAATTGCTGCGGTCGCTGCAGCCGAAGGAGATAGTAAAAGTGATGAAGAAGATGGGAGGTTAACGTGGCGCCGGTAAATCCAAAAACACAACAAGTGATTGACCGCATCGTTGCTGTTCTGGCTGCGATCACGGCCGGGGACGATTTCTTTTACACACCCGCCGACGTAGTGAAGCGTTTTGTCCACTGGCGCGAAGCTACTTTGACCCCCGATAAGCCTTATTACATGGTATTCCGGGATTCCGGGGGAACGATTACTTATATAGGCGAGAATAATTATTGTGCCGATTATTTCGTAAACGTTAAGGGTTATGTTCAGGACAACAACGATACGGTTACGAAACTGGAACGCGCGATCCGGGATGTTTGTAAGGCTGTAAACGACGACTCGAAGGGAGAAACGGCCGGCAGCCTGGGAGTACTTGCTGCGGCCGTAACCATAGAAGAGCCGCCGGAAACCGACAACGGATATTTATCGCTGGAGGGGATCGGATTCTTCGACCAGCGGATCCGGATAAGAATCGACGGCGAATTTGGAGAATTATAAATAAGAGGTGAAACATGAAAGAAAAACATTTTGAATGGCTTCTCGATTCCTGCACTCCCCGTACGGGGCCACAGCTGGTAAAAGGGAAGATCCATAAGACGGATGACTATCCTCCGCACGTTGTCGAAGAATGGGTGAGAACCAAGGCGGCAAGGTACGTGAAGGATAAATCCAAGGAGGAGGAAGACTAATGGCGACGCCAACAATACCACAGAAAAGGTTACTTGCTGCGGGGGCCAAAAAATCCGCGCAGACATGGGGAACGGCTGAGGCTCTGGGGGCCGGTTTCGGCATGGATATTGATTCTGATGGGGGGCTTGTAAGGTCTCAAGCTTACCACCCGGCCAAGGGAGCCGATACACCCTTTCCCTCGGAAGGAGATCTGGGACAGATAGCACCCGTGGATTTTGCTCCGGAATTTGACTTGCGCTATGACCCGGGAGCTATAGGCATTCTTCTGGCTCAGCTTTTCGGGACAGCCGGGGCGCCGTCCGCGGCCGGAAACGGATGGAGGCATACTTTCCTATGGGCCGAGGAAAATTACGGCGAATTTGCTACTTTTGCAATAGAAAGAGCGGCGAAGATTTTTGAAGTTCCAAGCGCCAAGCCGTACACTTTTGACCTTTCCGTAGCCGACGGATTTATAAGGGGCTCCATAGGCTTGAGGGGAAACACGCTTATCAACACATCAGCAGTAAATACACTTACCCAGATGGATGCTTTGACCTACGCAAACCGGGGATTGAGAGTTAAATTCTCGGACCTTTTGGCTTATCTGACGTATCAGACAAATGCCTCGAACCCGGACCAGACAACAGCAATCGAAATAAGCGATATTTCCATGCACTTCGAAAGACCGCACGACGGGCTTCACGGAGCTGGATCGCCCTCTATAATCGAACCCTCGGAAAACGGCCAGCCCATAATCACCATGAGTTTGACATTCCCGCGGATGAACACCATCAACGATGCTTATTTTGCAGATTTTATAGCGGAGACGGAAAAAAAGGCTTGCATGTGGTTCCACGGCCCGGTCCTGCAGGGGGCACAGCTTTATGAATTCGATTTCTACTTTCCGCGGCTAAGAGTAATAAGTGTGGCTTATCCCTTTGACGAGGTGATCCCGTGCACCATGGTCCTCCAGGCAGAAAAGGCGGATACATACACCGGATTTATGTCCCCGTATCCCTATATCCGGCCCGTCAATCTAAGGACGACCGACTATCTGGCCTAAGATAAAAAGGAGTGTTTCCGAAGAAGTTCTTTTTATCACTTTAATTTGGAGGTTTTGATTTGACGGAATTTAAGGAGAGAAAAGCAATCTCTGAGTGGATGAAATTCGAGCTGGAGACTAAGGAACTGGATCCTCCGATCATAGAGCTAAGACTCAGTCCAATTGAATCGATCACCAATATTGACAGTTTTGACGGCAACGGAAGAGTACGATTGTATTCTGAAGTGGTCCTGAGAAAGGCGATGCTGGCCGTTACAGAATGGAACATCAAACAAAAAGGAAAGCCACTTGATATTGAAGATTTGGAGATCAAAGAACGGGTACTGAGACGGCTCCTAGGCGAGAGAGTGAAAGGAAAGAAGGAGCTCTTGGGTAATGCCATCATGACTTACGCCCAGAATTTAGACAACTTCTCAAAAAACTAAAGGCCCTCCTCGCCTTTCAACTGGATTACTGGAATGCCATGGTCAAGGAGAACGAACACAAGCACGAGGAGGGCGAAGATACTTCGAGATGCGCAAATTGCGCGGCGGGAAGGCTAGTCGAGGAGCTCACAGAATTTGAGCTTTTTTGTATAGCCTGGTTTCGCTTAAACGTAAATCAGTTTGCTTTTGATGCGAATCTCATGGGCGATCTTATAAAGGACCTGGAATTGAAAAAAGAGACGAAGGCGGTATTTTTGAGAGCCGTAAACATGATTTACCAGAATGACCTAAGAATTTCAGAAGCAAAGACGAGAAAGAAAGCAAAGGAATAAAGCCGTGTCAGATATCAAATTTCAAGCTACCGTAGATTCAAAAAGCGGAGAGGTGTCCCTGAGTCAGTTAGACAAGGGCGTCGACAAGCTTGGGACATCAACGCAAAAATCGGCGGGTGCATTCAAAACTTTGGCAGCCGGCGTGGCGGCCGGGGTTGCCGCTTTTTACGCTGCAGCCAAAGCGCTTCGCGGTTTAATAAAATGGATGGGCGATGCTATAGAAAAGGCCGGAATCCAGCAAATGGCGGAAAAAGAAGTAGCCGCAGCCCTGGAATCGACCGGAAGGGAAGTGTTTAAGAACACTGAGCATTTCAAGGAGTATGCATCCCGGCTTCAGCAGGCAACCGTTTTCGGGGATGAGCAGATCCTGAGCGCCCAGGCCTTAATGGTCCAGCTCACCAAGTTAGACCGGGAGGGGCTTGATATGGCCACCAAGGGCGCGATCGGACTTGCTTCCGTCTACAAGCAGGATCTTCAAGCGGCCACTACTCTAGTGGGTAAGGCTCTGGCCGGTAATTACGGCGCACTTTCCCGCTATGGGATTATGGTCGATCGAACCGCAACCGATGAAGAGAAAAGGGCTTCGGTCCTGAGGCAGCTACAGATCATGTACCAGCGAGCAGAGGCGGAAACGGACACCTATCAGGGCTCGGTTAAACAACTAAGCAACACATACGGTGATTTGAAGGAGAAAGCCGGCGATGCGGTTATCAAGAACGAAGAACTTCTGGGCTTAATCAAGACGGCAACCCAGGCAATTCGTGATTTCATAGATGCCGGCTATCCCGAACACTTAGCAGCCATGGCGGCGGAAGTCAGTAAGAATGCTCAGTATTTCGTCCCCTTCGCCGATTCGCTCGCTATAATCGCTGCAAAACTACACCTGGACGCTACCAAGGCGCGGGTGTTTGCGGAGGAGCAGAAGAGAATCAAGGAAGGCTTTGACCTTATGCTTGTAGGCTTACTGCCCTGGACCGCGGCCACAAAGGAATCCGCGGATGTTTTGTATGATTGGCAAATTGAGGCGAAAAAAATTACACCGCTTGAGCTGTACAAACCCGAAATAATAGAGACCGCCGATGATTTTACGGCGGCCCTCAAGAGGCAGCGGGAAGAATTGGACCCCCTGGGTCTTTCCCTAATGGAGGCGGTAGAAGATTGTAAGGAATTAACGCTGGCCTGGCAGCAATTCGAGCTTGAGACTGAAGATACTTACGCCAAGGTTATGGAGAGTTTGGGCTTCTTTGTCCGGGAGACGGAGGATGCCGGGGATGCGACCAAGGAAATGGCCGCAAAGCACAAGGCGGGGATGGAAGCAACCTGGGCCGCGACCAAACAGATCGGATCCGCGATTGCCCTAAAAAACAAGGATGTGGCTTATGCTATGGCGGTTATAAACACGGCCGAGGCCGTGACCAAGGCTCTTACGGGAGCCATTCCTCCCTGGAACATAGCCCTGGCCGCGATAAGCTTCGCGGCGGGTGCGGCGCAAATGGCTATAATCCAAAAACAATCGATCCCTACAGCAGCAAGGGGCGCCTATTTACCGAGCGAGACATTTATCGAGGCCGGCCACGGAGCCCATGGAGAGCTGGTTTTGAGACCGGAACAATTACCGCAGGTGGTGAAGGAGATCATAAGAGAGCCCTTCGCCGGCGCGGGTGGAGTCAATATTACTATAGTTGTCCAGGATCAGTTAGACCCTTATACAGCACAGAGAATTACAAGGGAGCAGATAATACCACAAATTCTCGAATCCTTGGACATAAACGAAAACAAGAAAAAATGGCAGGAAAGGTTAGGATAAAGAAATGGGAATAAAATACGTAACTGGTAATTTAATAACTTCGGCAACCTTGGATTCTGTGAGCTCAGAGGACGCAAGCGGATTCTATGACAAGGAGAACCTTTATAACAAAATGCAATCGCTTCCTTTACGTTTTACCGCTAAATCCGGTAATTATGTTATCATTGATCTGGGCGCCGATACCCCCGTCACCTTTGCGGGACTCTATAACCATAATTTGAGTACTGGCGCAACGGTCTGTAAACTTAAAGGATACTTAGAGGCTACGGGAAAACCAGCCGATGGTAGTGAGGTTGGTGATTACGATGATGATTTTACGATAACGGCCGGGCATCAGAATTGTTACCTAACCCTTTCGGAAACAATGCGCTATTGGGCTTTGCTATTAACCGAGGCCGGGAATCCGAGCAACTTGGAGATAGGAGAATTCATTCTGGGTACCCATGCAAGCTTTACAAAAAATTTTGTCTATCCTTATAAAGAGGTGCTTCGGTATTTAAGGGGTGAAACCATTACACAGGCTGGTCAAAGATGGCTGAACAAGAAGGGTAAATTCAAAAGATTTGTTTTGGATTTTTTGGGAGTTAAAGATGCCCATTTACTAAGCGAAATTCAAGCCTTTTTTGAGGCAATAGACGGTGAGGATCCCTTTGTCTTTGTCCCGGATGATGCAGCTGTTTATTCCTGGTTTGTGAATTGCCTGAGCGACCTGGATGCAGAGCGGGAATTTTATGATTATAACAATGTCCAGATCGAACTCGTAGAACAGGGAAGGGGGATAACGCTCCTATGACCGTACCCAACAAGATTTACAATCTCTCCCTCTCCTCTTCCTACTATATAATTGGAGCTCAATACACAGGAGGATCACTTATTCAGTATCAATCTGAATTCTCGGTGAATGATATTTCCCTAGATTCTGGATTAGACCAGATGGTTAGGGCGGAGATTGCTTATACAGCTTCTTATTTTGGAAGATCCATGGTTCCTGATTTGGATCATATGCATTTAAATTGGGGCATTCTGCCCGATTTATCCCATTCTTACGGATTGATAGAAGTAGCGGCCGGCGCCTCAAGCTCTGGAACCATGCACTTAAGATCGTGGCAGACTGGAGTGGGTACATGGCTTAATGCTAAACAAAATAGTCTAATTTCTAACGGGCTTTATATGGTTTGTTGTAATTATGACCCGGACGCTCCCGATGCCGAGGGAGAGTGGGCTTATTGGGCGGGGAAGATGTTAAGTCTAAAGGTCTATTTTTTGAACCCTGTAGTAAATAATATAAATAGACTTTGGGCTCCGACAGCTGGTGGCGTAGCTGTTGTGCTAACCGGATTAGGGTTTAATAATACGGATTCGGAGCTTGAGACAGGGGGTCCAGCACAGCCCGGGGGCTGGAATGATGAAGTAGATACTATAGAATTTATAGGTCTCCAGGGACAGGGAACTACTTCAATCACGCGAGGGGCCGGAGACTTTACCGTAGACAGTAATTCTCAAATTACTATTCCGGCCAACAAATTTCCCTCTCTTTCCGCAGGAACCTATTACATAAATTTAAAGAAAATAAACGTAGCCTTAGATGATCTTACAACTATTAGCGGTTATGCTGGGGATTGGGCCTGCGATTCTGATGGTAAAGTTTTTGCGTCCACCAGAATAACCTTTTTTATAAGCGACACTCATGTGGACCGGCCGTTTCGAACAAGAAAGGCCCCGGTCATCCTTTCCGACTGGTACCTGAAAGACAGGAGTGACGGTTCGGAGGTAATGAGATATTATTCTATGGATACAGTGAGATGTCCGGATAGAGTTTATAAGGGAAACCTTTCAACTATCTCCTCTATTCCCAGGGGATTCGATAATAGAACCGGGCTTTTCAAAGTTTCCGACTTGACTCTTGATCTGGCTAATAACGACCTGGAATTTTCGAAGCTTTTGGCTGGAACCACGATCTTAAAAAACCAATTAGTAAAGCTCTACCAGGTCTACCCTGACGAACCCTTTGGCTGGAGATCCCACATCATTTCCTTAATTATCGATGATTATTATTTTGAGGACGAGATTTTTAAGGTAAAGATGAAGGACATTACGCAGAAATACTTCCGGGTAAGTGTTCCCCGAGAAATTTGTACGGAGGATGAATATCCTAACATACATCCGGATTCTATAGGAGCTTTTATACCTGAAGTTTTGGGGCTTTGCAGTCTAACCACCGGTGAATTTAGAGGACAGATAGAAGCTTTGTGTATTGATACGGCTACCTTTAAATACGTAGCGGCTAATGGAGCTTTAAAGGCCATAGACCAAGTTTATGCGGATGATCCGGTAGCCGTGGACACGGCGGATTATACGGTGACCGTCGAAAGCGACGGCAGAACCTATATAACCTTTACTGAGGACCAGGGAGATAAAAAAGTTACTTATAACGGAAAGGGGTATGTTTACGCCGGTCTGAATTCTGATAACGGCTATGTCCAGAACCCGGCTTATATTTTGCTTTACTTTTTGCTAGTTATTTTAAACATTCCTCCTACTCTAATCGATTTTGAGTCCTTCGTAAGCGCGGCTACTATTTTTGATAATATGGGTGAAGATGAAGCCGGAAAGCTAATACTCCAGGACGAGCAGGACCCAATGGACGTTACGCAGGACCTTATGGCCGGAACCAAGTGCTATCCCAGGAAGGACGGGCGTCTGGCTCTGGGAAAAAAAGACATGTCAAACTATTCTACGAATAACGGGGAGACAGTACCGGTAATATTTAGACAACTGGACGTTGTAGACAGGTTTGAAAGAAAATACAACATGAGGGACGCTATTAGTCTGATCAATGCAGAATTTGATTATGTCCCCACCTGGGATCTTTTTAAATCAAACGTATCGGACCAAGCGGATGTGACCATAGATCCCTGGGTTTTTATTCCGGTGGAAGACAATCTTGTCGCAAGGACCCCGATAAGAAGAGGAGGAGGGCGTCGCAGCACTAGGCCCTGGGCAAGATAATGAGACAATATCCCTTTATTATATCGGCCACTTTGGTCCAAGAGCTTGTGACCGAGGGTCTTATCCAATACGGCCGCGGAGATCCGAAGGTGAGGTTTCCCGTCCCCCTTCATTTCTTTGACGAGTTAGACATTTTCTATAATTTCCGGCTACAGGATCTTATGGGTCTCTCGAGCTCCGGGGCTGGCGAACAGGGCAGATACTACTATATTGAGAGCCTGGATTATGATTTTATGGGAGACAAAATAAATGTGGTGGGTATTGATTTGCAGTACATTTTGAGACGATATTTTATTCTCGGTGACGAAACCGTTTTGGCCTCGAATTGGAGTTCTGCCGGCGAGCCCGATAGAATGTTCGGGTACCTATGCGACGAAGACATTCTTAGGTTTGCAGATGGGGAGCCCGGAAAGGCCCTTGTAAACGAAGGATTATTGGAGGATTATTAAGATGTTAAGAGAAAAAATAATTGAATGGATAGGAAAGACTTTTGGGAGCCACAGAGCTGGAGACCGGTTCGAAATGTCCAGCAATATATCGGAATTAAGCAAGCAGGGAGCGAAGGTGAGGATTGAGGAGCTTAATTTCGTGTTTCAGCGCAGGAAGACCGACTTCTCGGAGAAGGATGTTAATAAATGGAAAAAGGAGCTGGACGGACTCACCGGCAATTCTCTG